AGTATGGTAATAATAGAATCTACGGCAAATGGATATGACCATTTTAAAGAATTATGGGATAAAGCAGTAAATAATGAAATTGATTTTATTCCATTTTTTGTTGGTTGGAATGAATTAGAAGAATACCAAATGCCATACACGGGTTTTGAATTAGATGAAGAAGAAAAAAGAATAAAAGCAATATTTAATCTAACGAATGAACAGCTTGAATGGAGAAGATGGTGTATTAGAAACAATTGTGGTGGTGATATTAAAAAGTTTAAACAAGAATATCCTATCAGCCCAGAAGAAGCATTTTTAAACACTGGTAATTGTGTATTTGATACAGAAGTGATTAATAATAGATTACAAGAAATAAATAAGCCTATCAGAACTGGATACTTTACTTATGAATATGATGACACTAAACCAAAATATGGAGCTTTGAATCCATATAATGGACAACCATATAAAGAATACAAAATAAGCAATATAAAATGGCAAGAAGATGAAAAAGGATATATAAAGATATATGAAATGCCAAACACGCCTGAAATAGTTAAATATGCAATTGGTGGTGATACTGCTGGAGAGGGTTCAGATTATTTTACGGCACATGTAATAAATGCTAAAACACTAAAACAATGTGCAGTGTTTAAGAAACAATTAGATCCAGATTTGTATGCTAAGCAGATGTATTGTTTAGGAATGTATTATAATAAAGCGTTAATCGGAATAGAAAATAACTTTGATAAGTTCCCAGTAAGAGAATTATCAAGATTAGGTTATCCAAATCAATATATAAGAAAACAAGAAGAAAAGATTAGTCAAAAAACATATAAAGAATACGGATTTAGGACAGATTTAAAGACAAGACCAGCAATTATAAGTTACTTAAAACAATTTGTAAGAGAACAACCAGAATCTATAAATGATAGAGAAACATTAAGTGAAATGCTGCAGTTTATTACTAATGAAGCGGGAAGACCAGAAGCCCAACAAGGAGCACACGATGATTTAGTTATGGGGTTAGCGATAGCATTAAGAATAGTTCAAGATGTTACATATAATCAAGAAGCAATAGTAACACCTCATTATAACCTTTTAGATTCAACAAAATATGGAGAAATAGGAGATGAAATACAAGTAATATGATTTTAGAAATTATAGGAATAATACTTTTAAATAACATTAGTTTTATACTAATGTTTTATTTTTGCTCAAAAATAGCGAAGAATGAAAAAATAAAGACGCCAATTGAGTATATTCAAGAGAAAAAGGAATTAATAAAAGAAAAGAAAGAACAGAAAATAGAAAAAACAAATTCAGAAATAATGTTAGAAAATATCAACGCATATGATGGAACATCAAAAGGACAGAAAGATTTTAAATAAAAGGAGGTGAAGTATGCTAGATTTAAAAGAAGTACAAAAAACAAGAGAATGGGAATTATATCAAAAAGCAATTCAGCATATGTATTTATTTAATTTTTATGAAGACACTAATAAAAATTATAGATTTTACAATGGAGACCAGTGGGCAGGATTGAAGATAAAAGATGTTGAACCAGTACAATTAAATTTTATACAAACAATTATTGATTATAAAGTTGCAGTAATAAATCAAAATAATTGGGGAATAGTTTATTCTAGTGAGAATTTTGAAGATGAAAAATTCAAACCTGTAGCAGATAAATTGTGTAGATTATTAAATTTAAAAGCGAACAGAATATGGAAAAGAAGTAAAATGGACACCTTGATTAGGCAATTGACAATAGATTCAGCAGTAAATGATGAAGGTGTTATTTATTCTTATTGGGATAAAGAAAAAGAAGAAATCAAAAATGAATTAATTGAAAAAACAGATATTTTTTATGGAAATGAAAATTCTTCAGATATTCAAAGCCAACCTTATATTTTAATAAGACAAAGAGTCCCTGTAGTAACAGTTAGAGAAATGGCGAAAAATAGAGGTTTAAGTGAAGAAAAAGTCAATCAGATATTAGGGGATAATGATAATCTTTATAATGTTGGCGATAATGGTGAATATGAAAAAGATGAAGCTTGTACAATTGTTATAAAAATGTGGAAAGAAGATGAAATAGTACATTTTAGCAAAGCAACACAATTAGTTCAATTAGAAGAAGATATTAATACTGGAATGAAACGCTATCCTATAGCACATATGGTTTGGTCAGAGAAAAAAGGTTGTGCAAGAGGAGAAGGAGTTGTTAGAAGCTTAATTCCGAATCAAATTGAAGTAAATAAAATACTGATGAGAAGAGCAGTAGTTACTAAAAATACAGCATATCCTCAAAAAGTTGTAAATATAGATAATGTTCAAAATCCACAAGAATTAAACAGAGTTGGTGGAATTATAAAAGTAACAGGAACTACTGAGAGTGTAAGCAATGTATTTCAAATGACTAATCCAGCACAAATGAGTACTGACGTTGATAGGCTACAAAGCGATTTGATTGATTTATCAAGAAACTTACAAAATGCTGGTGATATATCTACAGGATCAATAAATCCAGAAGATGCATCAGGAAAAGCTATATTAGCAGTTCAAAATGCTTCAAGGCAAACTTTAAACAATCAAGTACAACAATTAAAAGATTGTATTGAACAAATCGCTTTAAATTGGATTGATGAAATCATTAATTATAGTAATGGAATGATATTACAAGATGAAGAAACAGACCCAAGAACAGGTAAAAAACAACTTTATAACATAAAAGTTGATAAAGCTAGTATAAAAAAATTAAAAGCAAGCGTAACAATTGAAGTTACTCCAATGAGTGCATATGATCAATATGCTCAAGAATTATCTTTAGAAAACTTATTAAAAGAAGGTTGGTTTTCTCCAGAAAAAATAGACCAGTTGCAACTTTATGCAGAAAGTTTACCTGAAAAATCTACAATGCCAAAGCAAAAGATTTTAGATATATGCAAAAAAGTGAAAGAACAACAATTATATATCCAACAATTACAAGCACAAACAAATTTGATGACACAACAAGCAAATCAATATATAGATATGCAGGCACAACAAGTTGGAGAGAATGCTGCAGGTATGAATATAGATGACGATGAAATATTAAAAGATGCAGATAGACAGGCATATGAAGATGCTTTAGCAGAATTTGAGAATGAATAATAATTGACCAAAACACTTATGTCAAAAAAAGATGATGGGAATATAGTCAAACGGACTTAAAACGGAGGTATTAAAATGGAAGATGAAGAATTAAATGTTGTAGACACAACTACAGGTGAAAAGGATGAAACTCAAACATCAGAACAAACAGAGGTAGTAAATGAAGCTGAAAACAAAAGTGATAAGGTTGAGTTTACAGAAGCTCAAAAAACTATGATGAATAAAATAATTCAAGAAAGAGTTGAAAGAGCAAAAAAAGCAGAAGCTAGAAAGTATGCTCCAATTGTGGATACTTTAAAAGTTGGATTAGGAACAAGTGATATTAATGAACTAGTTGAAAAAACAAAGCAGTTTTATACAGAACAAGGAATTAATATACCAGAACCAACCAAGTATAGTGAAGAGGACGAGAAAATTTTAGCAGAAGCGGAAGCTAATAAGATTATTTCGTTAGGATATGATGAAATTAAAAATACAACTGATGAAATGATGAATATTGGCGAAAACAATTTAACACAAAGAGAAAAGCTAATGTACTTAAAATTAGCAGAAAAGAGAAAATCAATTGAAGATGAAATGCAATTAGAGAGTATTGGAGTAAACAAAGAAGTGTTAAATTCAGATGATTTTAAGAAATTTAAATCAAAATTTAATGATAATCAAAATCTTAAAGACATCTATGATTTATACGATAAATTACAGCCAAAAGAAAATAAAGGAACAATCGGAAGTGTTAAATCAGTAAAAGCTGACGATGGCATTAAAGAATATTATAGTTCAGATGAAGTTGACAAACTTACTGAAGAACAATTAAATAATCCTAAAATTTGGGAAGCTGTAATGAAATCAAAAGAAAAATGGATTTAATTATAGGAGGAAATAAATATGGCAGTAGCAGTATTTAAACAAGCTTTATGGTCTAAACAAATAAACAATGTATTAGATACATTAACAGGCTTAAAAAATCACAGTGATTTCTCATATGAAGGAGAAGTTAAAGGTGGAAATGTTTTAAAAATCACAGGTTCAGTAAGACCTTCAGTAGGTAACTATGTTCCTGGAACAAATATTAATTATGAAAGCGTTGGTGGAATTTCACAAGATTTGAATATTAATATTTATAAATATGCAACACAAAAATTTGATGATGTTGATAGAGCACAATCAATTCCTGGAGTTATGGAAAATGCAACAAAAGAAATGGCAAAAGCGTTAGCAGACCAAGTTAACATAGAGATAGCAAATAAAATGAAAGATGCAGTTACAACAGGTGTTACGATTACAAATAATGCAGGAACATCTGAAACATTAACTGTACCTCAAGAAGCTGCAGCTACACCAGTTTCTAAAGCAAACGCCTTAACAAGAATTGATGATGGTGTTCAAGTTTTACAAGAAAATAACGTTGCACCAACAGAAAAACTATGGGGAGAATTTTCACCAGGATACTACAAATGTATCAAACAAGGCTTATTTGTAGATTTAACAAACAACGTTGAATTAGCAAAAGAAGGGATTGTAGGAATATACAATAATGTACAAGTATGTATCGAAAATTTACTACCAGTTGATACAACAAATAAAATTAAATTTAATTTTATAAGAACAGGAAAAGCAGTAGCATTTGCTGGAACAGTAGAAAAAACAGAAGCTGGAAGATTAGAAGGACAATTTGCCGATTATGTAAGAGCTTTATATGTTTTTGGTACTAAAGTAATAAGACCAAAAGAAATGTATGCTATTAAAGAGAAAACAGTTTAATTTAAGGGAGAGGAAACTCTCCCTTATTTTTATATAAAAAATGAACAGTAACCAGTTTTCAAATGAAGAAGATTGGTTAGTATTTATTTTAGGAGGTAAAGATGAAAGGTAAAAAACCACAAAAAGAACTTATAAGGTTTATGATTAAACCACAATATTATCAATTTTTAGGATTAGTAGTGAATAAAGATACTGATATTGATGATGTAACAAATGATGGAAAAGTTCATCAAACAATAAAGGATAATGTATTTACAACAACAATAACAGATGAAAAAGAAATAGACGGAATGAAGATAAAAGAAAAATCAAAAATATCAATAGAGTTAAAAGAAGGAACTAGATTAATTTGGATAGATGAAAAGGGATATGTGTTACCAGAATATCAAGTTATATCAGTAGCAGAAGCAAAAAATGATTTAGAAGCAATTGAAGACATTCAAGGAACAGATTATAAAGATGAAAATTATAGATTTGATAAAAATGATTTAGGAGAATAAATATGGCTAAAACATTAGCAGAAGTAAAACAAGATGTTTATAGATTAATAGAAGAATATGAACCAAATGCAATTGGTTATACATCTGATGATGACTATAAAAATAAATTTAATATATCAACAAATATCATAATGAATGAGCTTGATAAGTTAACGTCTCACGTAACTATGGAAGAGATGAGTGTTGAAGCGGGAGATGAAATTAATTTATTAGAAGATTTAGATAACTTTAGATTATTAAAAAAAATAGAAGGAGTTCCTTATAAAATAATAGACCAATATGTAACATTTTTAGAAAAAGGAAATGTTAAGATATATTATTATAGATTCTTGAAGCAAATTAATTCAGATACAGAAGATTCATTTAAAATTAATATGGATAGTCAAACATTAGACGCTTTAGAATTTGGAGTTGCATATCAAGTATTAATTAATGATGTTAGTAGCAATTATGGTGCATATTTTAAAGCTAGATATGAAGAATTAAAGAATGGATTAGACCCTAGAGCAACACAAGGAACATTTTATATTGAGGATGGAGTTGATTAATTATGGCAAGTGGAGATTTAGTTACAAGAAGATATAGTGATTTTTTAGGAGTTGATTTCTCAAACAACAATGTATCAGCTTATCGTTCTCCTGAATCTATAAATATATGGAAAAACTATAAAGAACTAGGGAAATGTATTTCTAGTAGACCAGGAATAAAAGAGTTGTACAAATTAGATGGAAAAATCTACGGAATGCATTTTTTAAAGGTAGCGAATATTCAACATTGCATAGTTCATGTAGATACAAAGTTAATTGATATTAATATGAGAGATAATACAAAAAGAACTATAAAAGAAATAGGAATGAATCCATTTAAGTCACAATCTTTTATTTTTAATTCAATTTTATACATAAAAGATGGATTAAAGTATTATCAGTACGATGGAAGTAATTTAAAAGAGGTTGAAGGATATATACCTGAAACAAGTATCGCTAGAAAACCAGAAGGTGGAGGTAAACCATTCTTGCCAATAAATCTATTAACGCCATACAGAAAAAATGGATTTGTTAGTGATGGTAAATCGACAGACTATTATTTAGATGTACCTTCATTCAGACCAGGTAGCGTAAGTGTAACAGTAAATGGAAGTATAGTGAGTAATTTTACAGAGCATCCACAACAAGGATTTATAACATTTCAAAAAGCTCCAGCAGCAACTTATACAGATGGAGAAGAAAATGTAATTATTACTTTTGCTAAAGACGTTGAAGGACATAGAAATAGAATTGAAAAATGTAATGTTTTAGAAGTATTTGATAATCATATATTTTTTGCAGGAAATGAAGATTATCCAAATACTTTATTTTATTCCGAGTTAAATGACCCAACATATATTCCAGACAATTCAGCATTGCAAGAAGGAATGGATGGTGCATTAATCAAAGCATTATCAGCTGGTGGAGGAAAACTTTGGGTATTTAAAGAACCAACTCAAAGCCAACAAAGCATATTCTATCATGTTCCAAGTATTATGGGAGCTAATGCATTGAATACTAAAACCGAAGCGGATAAAAATACAGAGGTAGATTATACAGCAGATGTTCAATACCCTAGTCAACACAGTAATATTAGTTTAGGTTGTATAAGTACAGCTATTAATTTTAATGATGATATATGTTTCTTTAGTGATTATGGATTAGAAGGAATAACTAGTTCTACAATTAATGAT